GGCTCAGGCTCAGGCTCAGGCGACGGCTTCGGCAACGGCTCAGGCTCAGGCAACGGCTACGGCGACGGCTTCGGCTCCGGCTTCGGCTTCGGCGACGGCCTCGGCCTCGGCTCAGGCTCAGGCTCCGGCTCCGGCAACGGCTCAGGCCTCGGCTTCGGCTCAGGCTCAGGCTCCGGCTTCGGCTCAGGCTCCGGCTTTTGACTGTGTCGGCTAGGACCTTCATTCCCTGCTCCATTCCCGAGTTTCGGCTAGAACCTAACAACAACGGAGAGATAGTAATGGACAGCTACGTGATCATCGGGAACCTGCCTTCCGCGCTGGATACGTTCCGTTGATCGGCGACGGCTCCGGCGACGGCTCAGGCTCCGGCTTCGGCTCCGGCGACGGCCTCGGCTCAGGCTCAGGCTCAGGCTCAGGCTCCGGCTCCGGCAACGGCTCAGGCCTCGGCTTCGGCTCAGGCGACGGCTCCGGCTCAGGCGACGGCTCAGGCCTCGGCTTCGGCGACGGCTCGGGCGACGGCTCAGGCGACGGCTCCGGCTACGGATTTTGACTGTGTCGGCTAGGACCTTCATTCCCTGCTCCATTCCCGAGTGCGATGGTCACCTGCACTACGTAAAGGAGACAAGGGATCACGATGCTGACGTGTCGTCGAGGCTCGCCAAGATCGTAGCCGGTGAAATGCCGAACGCTTCGTATGTGTTCCGAACACGAGCATGTACGAAGTGTGACGCGCTCACCCCTACGGTCGAGGTAGCCTTCTTCTGCAACGGTCGGCCAGTGGTCTCGGTACAGCAGGAGAATAAGCACACACGCAAGGTCGTGGAGCGACCAGCGCCAGTTATCTCGCTCGGGACGCTCGCATCAGGTGAGCAGTGTGCCAACTGCTTCTCGTGGAACACGCAACGGAATGGTACGTGTATCACGTGTTGTGACTGCTACTGGTCAGGAGAGTGTGGATGACCATAGAATACTTCATCAAGAAAGCAGGCGACCCTGTTGCCCCGTCTAAAGACGTGGAGGGGATGGCGATCGCCATGGACTATTCCGCTCCAGACGTAATCAGACTGCCAAGAGACCTCGGTGGTCACATCGAAGCTGTCACGGGATGGGGTATGGCTCAGTGCCCTTGCGGCGAACATGAAGCCTGGACTCTCAAAACAAAGAGTCATCTTCTGGTCGCAGAATGCGGCTCCCGCTTCCTCTGGTACAAGGAATGCCAGAAAGCCGAGTGATTACGCTAGCTTACGAAGGGGCTTGACACGCGCGCGCGAGGGGTTTACCCTGGGGTACGTGGGGCGCGAGCCCCGGGTCACTCTGGTCGGTGATCGGGTGCAGGGTCCGCCGCCGCTGGTTGCTCGCAGCGGCGGACCCGAACACCCCACTGGAGCGCGTAGATGCGGATCGACATCGATATCCCCTCCGGCGACTACAGGACGACGACTCCGTTCCTCCATGAGCACGTAGAGCAGCCCGGCCCCTACAACCTGAAGCGACAGCTTGTTCACCTGAACAACGTTGCAGCCGTGGACGTCAGCGTTCATGTAGCCGCTTCAGGAATCGCTCCAGCCGCGTTCACTGACGCTATCCGTGCTGCCTCTGAGGTCGACCGAGTGGCGGCTCTCGCCGCCGCTGCCGACCCAGCTCCAGAGCGCAACGTGATCGGCACCCCCATTCCGATGACCGTCAAGGAGGGTGAAAGCATCTACTTCTTCATGCGAACTGGCGACGCCGCAGTCGCAGGCTCGGCGAAGTTGTTTATCGATGCCGACTAGCTGGAACACGGACGGAAGTCACGACACTTTCGAACCTACTGCCGCAGCATCGAAGGCTGCACAGTGGGAAGACATATGTACGTTCGCGTACGATGGCCTGGGACCAGCGGCCTGGACCGAGCTTGGCGACCCGTACGCTGTCACTGCTGACTCTGGCTCCGTCGGTGGTGAGATCGACCATGTCATTCAAGACGGGCTCAACAGTCTGCATGGCCCTGACGGATCGAAGGGTATCGCACAGACCAGTACAACGGGCAGCCTCAAGTTCTTCGGGAGCGCGGACGCGGTCGAGACAAAGGTGTACGTCGCCGACCTTCTAGGTCGTGCCCCGACTGCGGACGATCTGCTAGCGTTCACCGTAGCTGCTGACGGAGCGATCCCTGCTACGAACTATGAAGCCTGGGGCCTGTACGTAGGTGACGACTCAGGTAACGGCTTCTGTACTAGAGCAATCTACATCGGACCGAACGAGAAGGTCCGATTCGGTCGCGTGCTAGCCAATGTACAGACCGGGTCCGATGTGATCCAGGCTGGCGTTCGGTTGCTTCAGATCGTCATCGGACTAGAGGGTGCTCGGTTCGGATACGAAACGTCGAACGAACTACTCGCGGTCGGTACGAAGGCTACACAGTTCGACACAACGAAGGACTATGGCACGCTACAGACCCGCTCGCCTGGGTCTACGGTCCACAAGATCGATTACTCAACCCTTCATGTATCAATGTTCTCTGAGTGTCAGGGTGATGTTGAGTTCGTTCACATCTTCAAGAGCCTACAAGCCTGGAAGGGCGTACCGCAATGACCCGTCGTGGTTCCAGAGTCCGCACTAAGAGCCGAGTCCGCGCGAAGAAGTTCCGCTCCACCTGGGATATCGCCCTTCGTGAAGGGCACAAGCTCGCGCTCGAGCATCCGAGCATGTCGAATGCCACGTTCCGCGTGACGCTCCGTGGTATCATCGACAATATTTTCGAGCTTCCCCCTATCGCTGAGGAGATCAGCGACATCGTGATCGCGGTCGTGGTCGATGCTGTCGTCTGGCGCATCCGAGCGTCCGAGTCGAAGTGGGTCCTCGTGGACCGCAAGTGGGTCAAGTACGCGAAGGAGTGCGTAGCCTACGCGGAGAAGGCTCGAAATGGCAAGTAAAGACACCAAGCTCGGACCCTACTGGTGGCTCGACTCCGAGACCGGGATGCAGGAGTCCAGGTCTATCGGCGATCAAGCTCTCCACTCCTCTGCTGCGGAGGGCTCCCGTATCGTAGTTAAGACCGTAGGCGGCAAGCATCAGCTTGACATGGTCCCGAGGTCTGTGACTGCTGAGTATACGTCCCCTCTACAGGGGTGGATGATCGGTGGAGCGCTCGTCGCGTCTGACGTTACGCCCGGCGGCATGTACAACGTAAGGAACCTCACAGGCAAGAACCTGTGGATGGACTACAACACGATCAACGTGACGACCAACCCGGCAGCCGCGTGTACTGTCGAGGTCGGCATCAGTCCAGACCCGCTCGCCGCGGCAACTACGTTCTGGACTGCACTCGATGTTCGGAACGGCGGCACTCCGAAGTACTGGGACACTCGTGTCGCTGCTGATGGTGGTAACTCTCTGTCTGCAAAGTTTGATAACGGTTCGTGGTACTCGATCTCGGTCATCGCAGGTGGCGCGAGCGCGGGTATCGTGGGGTGGTGGTCTGCATACGTATACGAAGCGGCTACGCTTGACGCAGTCGTACTGGCGAGCTAACTAACCGGGTGGGGGACACGGGGAGATCGTGCCCGCACTAGCGATAAGAGTAGAAGACGAGCGGATGCCGACGACTGGCAACGAGATTCTAGACCTAGCTATCGCCCTACTTACGGGCGTGGCTACAGTACTAGGAGGTCAGAAGATCGGTCCTGCGCTACTCGCTCGCCTAATCCCATCCCCGAGCGAAGAGGCTGAAGCAGACCTTAAGCATGCCGCCGCCGACGCTAAGCGGTCCACTGCCGCCCTCGGTGTTGCGGAAAAGGTCTCTGATATCTTCTCGGAACTAGTAGACAATGCCGAGGCTCGGAACGCACAACTAATGAAGGACCTTAAGAGCACCAGGGAGTCCGAAAGGTCCCTATCACGGAGGGTAGCAGAGCTTGAGGGTATGGTCGATAGCCTCCGGCGGGAGGTAGAGAGCCTGAGGCGAGGCGGAAAACCTGAGTGATATCAACCACTTAGAAAAGGGTTGACAGGGGGATGACGGGGGTTTACACTCCTCTTACCACCTAACGCGACCTCATGACCAGGGAGGCGGCGCGAGAGCAGCATGAACGAACAACCGCCGATTCGCCTAAGCGAGATCATTGCTTACATGGGCTGCCCGGAGTACGCTCGACGCAATGTGAGCGAGCCTTCGGACGGAAACATCTACACGGTCGGTGGAGTAGCAATCGCGCTCGCGATGGAGTCACAATTCAAGGGTGACTCTCGCGACGAAGACTCGATCGCTAAAGATGCTCTAGCAGCCGCCGTAACAGAGGAGCAGCGAAGGACTGGTAAGGTCTGGCTCAGCGCGAAGGATGCTGGCATCCTCGTGGACCGCATTGGAACGGTCCTATTCCACTTCCGTACGTGGTTCCCTACCACCGGCATTACGATCGTAGCATCCGAAGTAGAGATTCGATCGACGCACGACGTTGAGCGTGGCGGTCGAATGGATTTCCTAGCGATGCTCGACGGCAAGCTCGGCATCCTAGACGGTAAGGCCTTCGGCCTGTTCGGTAAATCAGTATCCGCTCAGTCCGTCGTGCCAGATATGCACGAAGAGAACCAGTGCGGGTGGTACGGAGCCATTCTAGACCAAGGGTGCTACGGGTTCCTAGACGTACCCAACCGCGAGCGCCACACGCTGACGAGCATACTGCGTGAACGATACGCAGGTAAGTACGTTGAGATCAAGCCCGAGTGGTATGGGCAGATCCAGTATGGTCACCTTTTTCCTTTTAGTAGGAACTCGTACCACAAGGACGGATCGATCAAGAACGCGAAGGGCGACTTTCGTGGCGAGATCCTGTTCACGACACCGTTTCATAACCACCTCATTCGTAACGCCGACCGCCTTGCTGCGTGGTACGACAACGCGCGTAGTGGACCTTACCCGTCCGTAAAGCGTTACGAAGGGCAAGGTAAGAACAATTGTGACACCTGTAGGTTCAGGACTTCCTGCTGGCCTACTGACTCAACCCCAGAGCCGGTCATGGAGATACCGGACTTCGTAAAGGAATACATGTAATGCCCGACCTCCCCCCTCCTCCAGGCGCCAACGACAACCTTCCGGTAGCGACCGGTCGAACCGACCTTCCGGCGATGCCCGACTTCCTGTCCCAGTTCGCGGACATGTTCCAGCTTCCGGCCGCTGCCGAACTGTCCACGGGGTCTCAGTTCCCCATGATCATCCTCAGCGCGACGCGTGACGGCGACGTCAAGGTCAAGCGCAAGAAGGACGTCATCGCCCGCCTCCCGTCCAACGGGTCCATCATCGCCACGGTCGTCAACGTCGCCATGCCGAACGCGTGGTTCGAGAACGCTCAGGCTGACAAGCCTTCGTGTAAGTCGAACGACGGCGTGATCGGGATCGGCGATATCAAGGATGGAAACGGGGTTCAGACGCGCAAGTGCGCGAAGTGCTCGAAGTTCCAGTGGGGGACCGCCATCGGCCAGGACGGGCAGCCGCGCGCTGGTAAGGCGTGCAACCAGACCATCAGCATCGCAATCTCCTGCGCTGGCGTGGCAAAGGTCGCCAACGATAACGGCGAGTACGTCGTGATCTCCGACAAGGACCCGGTCGACCACCGGTGGTGGTACGAGACGTACGAGCTTCCGGTCGGTACCACGTGGTACGGCAAGCCCGCTGATGCGAACGGCTACACCCACCCGGGTCCCGTCATCCTTAGGCTGACCACGTCGTCGTTCCCCGAGTGGGAGAAGGCTCTCGCTGATATCAAGAAGATTCACCCGAGCGGGAACTGGCCGATCGAGGCGTGCCTCTGGCACATTTCGTGGACGACCGCGAACAAGGGCGGCAACAACGTCGGCATCTTCCAGTTCAAGGTGGCCCCCATCGCCGCCCAGGAGCAGGCGTGGCTGCTGACCGAGGCGAAGAACCTCCGCGACCACGACTCCATCAAGGTCCTGGGAGAAGCGGGGCACGAGGCGGAAGGTGTGATTCGTCATGTATGAATACATGCTGGATGAATACATGATCGCTCGGCGAAGGAACGAGTAGTAACAGGGACAGAATAAGCCAATGCGAGGTGGTAGTAAAAGTCTGCTGACTAGTGAGCGGGGTATGGGTGACCCCAGGATACATAAACCAAATTGACCTACGAATGGGTGCAAGGCCCAGGAGGTATCATGAAATGTAGACATATTAATACAGGTGAGGAATGCGAGTCTAGTACGTTCAACACATCCTCGGTTTCCGAGGTCATTATATACACCGATGGCTGGATGGATACAGACTATCCGTCTCGTTACGAGTGGTTCATCGAAAAGACTGGAGAGTGGATGTCGTGGAAGGACGCCTGGGCGGGCAAATATATCATAAACGACAACTACAACACGTTCTTCTTCGAACCTGATAACGATGAAGATCGAAAGAGAGGTTACACGCTATGAAGAAAAAGCGCGTGTACATCGCCGCTCCGATCTCGGGTAACCCGGAAGCAAACTGCGTCGAGGCGCTCAAGTTCTCGGAAACTGTCCGCGATTGGTTCGACTGCTACACGGTAGACTTCCCGTTCTACTGCGTCCTTCGTGGCTGGTTGGACGAGGGCGACCCTGATGAACGGCGTATTGGGATCCAGATCGATCAGAAGTTGCTCCTTAAGTGTGACGAGCTTCGCTTCCTTCCGGGTCGTATCAGTAATGGCATGCGTAACGAGATCGACTACGCTATGTTTCACAAGATCCCCGTGTACGAAGGCATGTCCGACGTGGAGTTCACTGACTAGTGGATTTGGATTTTGTCCAACGTCTTCTCGGGAAGACTACAACGGCGGCTTCACTCGCTGCGCCTACCAGACCGCAAGCTCCACGGCTTGACGCGAAGGATATCAAGGCGCGCGTTCTGGACCGTGGCGTTAATGTATTCTACGATGAACTATCTGGACAGGAGGGTAAGCGCGTCTCTGATACCTGGCTTTACCGATGCTGGCACCACGATGACGAACACGCAAGCCTCTGTATCGGTGCGAAGCACGGCGGGTACGAATGCAAGGGATGTGGTCAGACTGCGGACCTTATCGGAGCATGGCAGCACTTACGCTCCGTAGATTTCCGAGAAGCGTTACGGCAAATCGCAGAGTGGCTCGGCGGATCTTTCCACCTACCTCCTCCAGTATTTCGCAATGAAAAGTCTGATAGAAAGAAGCGGGCAGAGGAGCGCATTGAGTCTCGGTACGAGCAGATTCCTCAGAAGTACCTAGATCGAATTCCATACTGGCAGTCACGACTAGAGGGTAACTCTTCTGTACTTACAAAGCTTCGTGAGCACTACGGAGTTACGCTTGAAGCAGTCCGCACATTCAAGCTCGGATGGAGCAGCCAGGAGCAACGTCTGATGATTCCCGTCTCAGTGGCGGGTCGAGTCGTTAACGTACGTAAGCACGATATAATGCGCGCAAACTGTGCGTGGAGGAACGAAGCTGGTAGCGTATTCAAGGTCGGTGGATTCGGCCGCACTGAGGTATGGGACGTTGGTACCTGCCGCAAGGTAGGAAAGCGCGGGTCCAAGGTCACTGGCATATCGAAGCACAATAAGAACAATCTATACCCAAGCCAGTCGGTCGAGAATTTCGCAGTAACGGCAATTGAAGATGTTGGAGCGCCTAACCCATGGATCTGCATAACTGGCGGGGAACTGAAAGCGATTCTACTCAACTCCAACGGTATCTCCGCTGTTACATTTACTGGTGGCGAATCATCATTCGTGCGTGGGTGGCTCAGCAAGTTCAAAGGTCTCAGCGTGGACATCGCGCTGGATGCGGACCAAGCCGGTCGAAAGGGAGCCGTAAAGCTTGCAGACGCACTGTACGGAGTCGCAGGGGAAGTGCGAATCGTACGACTTCCGTTCGGGGACGTAAATGACTACTACAGGAGTCGTAACTTCGACTTCTCTGACTGGTGGTCACTGCCGCGTGACGGACATGTCACCTCCCCTGGCGACCAGGAGATTACCAATATTTCATTCAGTCAAGTGCATGATGTAGAGCTTGCCGAACGACCAGTTCAGATGCATGCTGTAGTAGCGGGCGGGACCAGTAGTGCAAAGTTTGTCATTAGTGGGTGTACAGTTAAGTGTGACTTTGGGGTAGATAACAAGATCCCAAACTGCTCTAAGTGCCAGCTTCCTAGCTTTGGATTCGAGCGAGCGGTAAAGGTGCCGCCACATGAGATCATCACACTTTCAGGAAACGCGCCGTCCAGGCAGGAGAAGCGCCTGAGAGACGACCTGTTGGGTATCCCTCCACGCTGCCCGCACCCTGAGTTTGAGTACACGCGGTCTCGTGTTATGCCTGTACTGCTGGCCCCGGATAGCGAGGCAAAGGGTATCGACTGGTCTGATTCACGACACTTCATCTTCCCGGTTCATTACCTGGGAGACGACATCCCTAGAGACAATGAAGCTGTTACGGTAAGCGGTAAGATTTGTGCGGACCCGATGAATTCGCAAGCTACCATGATCGCTACACGTATCAGACCAGCTAAGCGATCAATCCACTCAGCTACCATGTCGGCCTCCACAATTTCCTTTCTCGAAAAGAATAGTGAAAACGGGACAGAGGCAGCAGTCTCAGGTATCCTTAGAGATATGGAGTTTGGCGTCACTAGGATCTACGACCAGCGGACAATGCTGCTCGCGTACCTGCTCCTGTTCTTTATGCCAATCAGATTCAAGATGTTCGGGGGAGACAATCAAAAGATTTCACCCGAGCTTCTAGTTGTGGGAGATTCACGTCAGGGCAAGACCACTGCTGCTAGTCTGATGATCAAGCACTTCGGCGCAGGCTCAATGATCGATGCTGAGGGAGCGTCGTATGTTGGACTGGTCGGAGGTAAGAGTGACTATGGCTCAGCGGGTAAGGTCTTCGCGTGGGGATCACTGCCTATGCAGAATGGCGGGCTCGCGTTCCTTGACGAGATTGATGAACTGATCGAGACGGGGATCTTCGGTAAGCTCACAGGTATCCGCTCCTCTGGCGTAGCGCAGCGATCGATCGCTGGCGGCACTAGGCGAACTTCTGCCGCACTCCGGATGATCATGGCGACCAACCCGAAGGGGAGTAGACGACTATCGCAGTATGACTCGCTCCTGTACGCCATCCGGGAGCTTATCAAGAAGCCTGCGGACCTTGCTCGCTTCGAGTCCGTGATCGGTGTATATAAGCTTGAGTCACCCAACTTCGACCATACTCCTGAGCCGATCACTTACACACAGGAGATCGCTCAGGAGCACATTCGTTGGGCATGGACACAGAAGCCTGATCTGAGCATTGAGGTTTCACAGGCAGCCGCAGACGCTGGTCAAAGACTCGCTAAGATGTTTAAGAATCTACCAACCCTAGAGCCTACTGAGGCTCGGTGGAAGGTAGGAAGGTTTGCATCAGCGTTTGCTGCATTGAGCTTCTCTCGCAAGGATGATAAGGTTCTCGTGACCATGGACCACGTAAAGGTGGCTGAAAACTACATCAAGGACCTGTACTCTACTCCAGAGTGGAAGATAGCCAGCGCGATCGGACACGGGAACATTAAGAGTGACGATGTCAAGATTGCGCTTCATGCGCTCGGCGGCCCAGCCTTCGCTCGTATCCTCATTAACCGCGGCTCAGTCCGTCGCAACGATCTGCTTACCGCATGGCAGGTAACGAAGGACGTGCAGAATAAGCCTTCGTTTGAGGAGGTGATGGCGACACTTACGCTGTACTCTGATTGCCTTATCGAGCGGCGAGGATCTTTTATCAAGACTGACCAATTTCGACGATGGCTTGAAGCTACGTACCAACCTGAGGAGGCGGCATGAGGGTTCTCAGGGATGGTAGTAGAATAAAGTGCTACATATGCACCAGCCGACATACCCTTAGGGCGGCGCATAAGAATAGTTTGCTAGGTGTAATCAAGTGTAATAATATTGCTTATATAGCAGCGATCGACGGCAGGCGCGTTGCGTATGGACCAGGATCGAAGGATGGAGTGTGGCGACGATGACTAAGACCGACTGGATGATCCTGATTACGCTGATCGCTATCCTGTGGATGGTCTTTTCGATCAGTAACCACAACCAAATCGATAGCAAGCGTGATTCCGAGCTTAGAATGTGCCTGGAGCGACCTCATGTCGTGTGCATGAAGGAAACTCCAGAAGGCCCGCTTCAGGTTGACTGCCACCCGAACATGCGGATCTGGATTCGATGAATTTCAAAGAATCATTATGGATCAATGCCGAAAGTGGCAAAGTACCATATAAGCCAATGTGGTGGAGAAGTTCTAAAGTGAAAACGCCAGTATTTCTTCCCGCTAGGTATGCAGGTGTTGAAAACATATTTGCGAGTAAGGGCTTTCAGTGGTACGACGGAGATCCTATACAATGAAGTGCATGCTCCGAGACGGGTCTAAGAAGTTCAACAGCTATACGGCTGCTAAGAACATTGGATACATGAGGTCTGAGCTTATACCACAGCAAGGATGTCATATTCGATGTCACCCTCCCAGGCTCAGGATCCTAGGTCAATCGGTCTTTCTTGACTATATTCTTTTCCGTAAGGCAGTAATGGTCGAGTCGTTGATGAACCATATGGATCTATTAAATGCTTGAAGCTGAAATCGTAGCATACGTTTCCGACGGTAACGAGTACTCCGCGGAAGCGATCTCCTCTGCTATGGGGGTCCCGTCCTTCCTGCTACAGACCAGTATCGATGGTCTCGTACCACACAAGCTCTCGTGCCGTGCTGGCAGTCCTCGTCTTTATAGCTCGCGGACCGTCAAGTCGAAAATGCCTGATCTTGACGAGAAGATCGACAGCATGAAGGACCGTCGTGAGCCTGGGTTTCGACCCACGGATCCGACTGCCATCATCGCGCCACGCGGTACACCCGCTGAGTCCTTCTCGGTCGATGTCACGATCGGGGAGTCGAAGTGGGGGATCGTTATTCCAGATGGTATCTCAGACCTTCCGCACTGGACACTGGCGGGTCTCGGGTGGGAGGTTCTTCCTCAGGAAAAAGATCCCGAGCCTCCGTGCGCTTCCCCGATCCGCTGGATGGGTGGCAAGTCGAAGATGCTTGAGTGGCTCCTTGCTCGGTTTCCTGAGCACCACACCTACGTCGAAGTGTTCGGCGGATCGATGAAGCCTCTATTCGGTAAGAAGCCCTCTAAGGTCGAGGTCGTAAACGACAAGTACGAGGCGCTGATCAACTTCTGGCGCGTGTGCTCACAGTGGCCTAACGAGCTTGCTGACGCAATCAACGCACTGCCATCCTCGCGTATTTATCAGCGGTGGTTCCAGAGGGAGTATGCTCACCGCAACGAGTTTGAGTGGGCCGTCATGTTCGGCTACCTCTCCTTGAATAGCTACAATGGGTTGGTCTGGAAGCCATACGCCGGGTCCGCTCACTCCTCCCCGGGCAAGGCGAGCCCTGAGACCTTCAAGCGGGCAGCACGTAGGCTTCGAGGGGTCTGGATCGAGTGCGCCGACTTCCGAGACATCATCACCCGATACTCGCTCAAGCGTGTGGCCGCTGGTGATGTGTTCACCTACCTTGATCCTCCATACCTAGAAACAGAAGGCTACGCCCTGAAGTTCCCAGACGAGTGGCACATGGAACTCGCTGAGGCCATGGTCAAGATCAACGAGGCTGGCAACAAGGTCCTCATGACCAACAGCAATAAGGCTGGCGATAAGTACATGAAATGGTTCGGGCCTGCAAAGGGAGACTTCCAAGTCAATTACGTAGACGTGGACTACACGCTCGGCCACGCTGAGTCTCGGGGAGCACGACAGGAGTCAGTGATCTCGAACTTCCCGCTTGTTACCCCGAAGCAGAAGGGCCTGTTCTCATGATGGATGACATCGTCTAAGGGATCTTGCTTTCCTATGGAATAGATACGCATACCGCGTATGTTCCATCGGGGCAATTCGTCTTAGTTGTTGAGTTCTCTATAGATAACGTAGACTGTAAGGTCGAAATCGACTACATGGTACGTATTGAAAAGGACTGGCTGTGTAATGTAAAGAAACTGTTCGAGCACGCAATTGATGGAGCTACTAGTGTTTGATTTCCTGAAGTGCAATTGCACCTTGTATCATCGGGACCTAGGAATGTTCTGGTGTGATAGATTCCGCTGGCATATCGGTAGGCACCGGTCTAAGGACCATGGCGATGGCCTATACATGGCATGGAGTGACGATGAAGAATGAAAGCAAGTTCGGATACACGAAGCCAAACCCTCGGTACATCCTCTCGGATGGGACTGAGATCATCAACATGATGGCTAGCAAGCTCGGTCCGATCGGGCTAGCGTTTCATTCGATCGGGACCGCGATGATGTACCTCTCGCGCAACGACCGAGAGATCCTTCGTACTACTCCCATCGGTCTCGACTCCGATAACATGAAGAGTGCTGTATGGTGGATCATGATCGCGGCGCACTGCCTCAACCCGAAGGCCATGGACCCGCGCTCAGGGCGCAAGGCATTCACCGCCCTCTTCCGTGAAGACGTCCATGCTCAGTTCGTGCAGAATGCTCCGGGGCCGCTCGTTATGCAGATGCAGATGTGCATCGCTGAGCTTCAGGCTGACATAGACAGACGGCGGAAAGTTTCATGAAGTTCAACAGGCCTGCCAGGAAGCAGGGCGAGTCAGTACACACTAAACTTCTGAGGCACGACCTACAGAGGACGTACCCTGGGTCGTACTGGTGGAAGAACGTTGGCTCCGAGTATGGGGTGGTCGGTCTGCCCGATCTAATGGGCGTGGTGGATGGGATTCTTTACGGGATCGAAGTCAAGTTGGACCCAAACTGGTTCAGCCTGATCCAGATCAAACGACTCCGGCAACTACATGCTGCGGGTGCTGCTGCTGGTGGTGTTATTCTCAGTAAGGGGATCTGGTATTGGGTCAACGTCGAAGACATGGGACATACTGGCGATCGTAGGCGAGCGAACTGGATCGAGTTCAGGCTGGAGGACTTGAGATTCTACCGCTCCGAATAATCCTATGGCGGACTATGGTCCGTTTGTGCGGGACGGAGCTTCCCGCTGTAGACCATCTGCCTACGCATGAGCCGAGGCATGGAGGGTTTTATCTGGGATATAAGTACAACTCATATGAAATCGGTGTGTTTACGGACGGGTTCGACTACAAGCGTGGGTGGATTCGATTGGGTCCAACGCCATCCAACTTCAGCGTAGCTACTCATATTGCTTATACATACATAGAATCTGTCGGAAAGCTAAAAGATGACGCATTTAAGGCAACCATCCTGACAGCGGTGGATAGGTGGGAGCCTGTAACCGAGCAAGACGACGCTTTCATTTTCGAGAATAGATACGGAACTATAGCACTAGCTGTTCGGGACTCTGATGGTGACCTTGTCTCTGGCGATGACTGGGTTCTAACTACAGCAATCACGACCGGGGTACCACTGGTCATAGGGAAGACTGATGATTAAGATCCACCGATTCGACGGAACGTTCGTAGAGCTTACTATCAACGGTAGTCGGGTTGTCGGCGCGGTAGTAAAGACATTCGACGAGGCTGAGATCGTTGAGTACGTGTTGCAGGGTCTATATCTAGAGCATGACTCGTGGGTTCCGACCACCGATGGCATAGTCCGGGCCGATCTCCTCCCCCCTGGGGAGGATGACGTCACAATCCCCCCGGATCGGGCCCTAGCAGCCCCGGAGACAGCCCCTCAGGCAGCGACAGGGGACAGGCAAAGCAAGGCGCCCCTGAGGCCTGAGACGCCTAAGGAGGCAAGCCAGCCCCCTTCTAGCCCGTCGGCCCCATGGCCCGGAATCACCCCTGAACAGTTCGCTTACTACGAACTAACCGGGTGGTTCGTGAAGGGAAGAAAAAAAGGTGGCAAGCTCCAGTACGCGACCGCAGAGACCCTTATCCTAGGTAGCCGCAAGATCCCCGAGGAGATCAGGGTCAAGCTCTTTAAGAAGATTTCCACCGAGAGGTGGACCCAGATTCGTGGAAGTGTCGGCGGGCACCTGAGCGAAGAGAACCTAAATGAGATCGATAACAAGCATTACGAAGTGACCGACATCGAGCGCGGGTTAACCGAGAAGGCTGGTATGTCATTTTCTGATCCTCGTGCAGAGGCTAAGCCGATCGATATCAACTTGCCGGAGCCTGCGCCTCGTGTAGAGTTGACCGAAGAAGAAGCCCTAGCTGCGGCGTTCGATTGATAGCCTATATCCCAGGTGCGATGCCATCGACCGACATCGGTGACATGCTACTTCCAGACCTAGTATCGTACATCATGGAGAGCCTTTACCCATGGTGGAAGTATAAGTACTCTCCGATTGAGTTCGAGAGGTACGGCAAGACTCAGCGTCATGCTATGATTGTGGTCATAAGAGACCCTAATCATCCCGACTTCCTAATGCGGCTCGCGCCGACCGTTAATCGCCTATGGAAAGAGTCGCTACCCGGGGTCCGGATCCATCACAAGGGGTGGGGTGGGCAGCCCACAGAGGTAGATATAACCCTACCTACCATGGCGCAGTGGGCCGTTTCCGAACCGATTCTGAATTGGGCATTGCGGACGGATGCCGGAGACGCTACAGTAGAGCTAGCAGGGTTGCACGGCCAGATCAACTTTGCATACCAGTGGAGCAATCATGCAAGTACTCGGACGACCATTTGAGTTGATCACGCAAGGCGAGGATCCTATCTGCGGTCAATGCTGCGTGTCTATGATCACCGGAGAATCTCTGGAAGAGATAATCGAAACCATCGGCGCTGGCCCTACTGGACCGTACGAACGTCGAAACGTGCTCAACAGGTACGGCATCGCGCAGACTAGGCGATACAGGTTCCACCAAAGGATCCTCTGCCAACCCGGGATCATCCACGTATACAACGGGTCCCGTGGAAACCGTCCAGACTTCAGGCATGTCGCGGTCCTGTCGGACGAGGGGATCGTAGCAGATCCGGTTGGGGTCGTTCTTCCGTGGCAAGAGTACCTTGTAGGCCGTGATGCTATCGCGATCTGGCACCTAAGGAGAATGTGATGAACAGATACGACATTATCAGATTCACTCGATTCCCATGCGGAAAGGAATGTTGTCTGATCAAGATGAAGATCGAATGGTTCGAATCAATTCAGGATGACGTGACTCGTGTTCACCTAGGCTCAGGTCGAGTGATGGACGCTCACGTTCCTGAGGCGGACTTCATTCGCCTTCTTGTCGAACGTCCTTCAAAGTCCGAGGCTTATACACGATCCCGTGTTTCTGGTAGTAACCGCTCTGAAGCAAGAGATTCTGAGCGGTCTGAATAAGGTCCCTGCGGTAGTAAACCTTATTCCTCTGTGGATCGTATGCGTACGCCCTAGTCCCTAGAGCTTCTAGTGCGACCTCGTGAGCAACCCTGCCCTGCTCTCCAGTCTCGAACGACTGTATGATGTTCTTATTATGTCGCTCGTAGGTAGACACGAAGCGAGACGCGGGCGACTTACCGAGCAGCCAGCGTACTGTTGCGTTCGCCCGCGCCTTCTTAGGGTCCCCATCGGCGGTCTCCTGAACCATCAAGATCCCACGAAGGAAGGTCGCACCCTTTGACTCCCGAACCGCTGGATGCACGAGAGCCCTAGCAGACTCATACCTACTGTAGCCAGCATCCTGAAGTACGGACTCCTGAGTACCGGTCGGCGCCCCAGAGAAGAAGTCCCTACCCCTGATCCCTTCGACCAGCGAAGTGGTCATGAAGTCCATCTGTGCTAGGAACCGAAGGTCGTTTGCTGGATTTGCGTCTGGGGCGAATACACTCCACGCGAGCCCCTCGGTCTTAGATGACAGTCTAGAGATCCTATGTGCAGCAGCGTTAGCGAACTCAGTAAGCGCGCTCACCTGCCGCAGCGCCTCGTCAGCATTCAGTCCGTTCAAGAGGTAACGCTTATACAGCCCCTCCCCCTGCTCGCTCCAGATACCAATACGCTCAGCCATCCAGTCTGACTGATACTGAGCGTCTGGAGGAGTCGCACCCATGGACTCCTGCGCGGCGCGCACCATCCTGAGTGGGTTCTGAATAGACGACGGGTTAGTTGTAAGGTCTTTGAAGAACCTTTCCATCGAGAACTGAATCCACGAGTAGAACGGAATGAGTGTTCGCGCGTACTTCTTCTCGAAGGTAGAGAGTCGCGACCAGTCATTAAGATGACGTCGAACTTCCTCAGCGGCTTCATCGAAGGTCTTGCCACGCTTAACGGCATCAGTGAACAGCGCCAACCGGAACGGAACATCTACAGCATGCTCAGACTTGCGGCTCACCCACCTCGCTGAGTTGAACATTGCCCCACGCATGGCGTCTAGGGTGGCGCCTGTGACCTTACCAGCGGTTATCGCTGACCCTCCGACTAGGCCCTCTTCCTTCACGGTCTTAGGAAAGTCTGCGATGCCCGTCTTCTTCTTGAGAACCTTAGCTGCTTCTGCGAGCGAGCCTAGGTTCGGCTGAAGCCTACCGTGCATGAGGTCGCCGAACAGTCCAGCAACACCATCCACCTCAGATGCAACGAACCCGTGGGTGATCGATCGGATAGTGGCCTGCTTGAAGATTTCACGAGAAGTATAGGTGACTCCTGTTGCGGTCTTGACCTTATGGTCTCCCCATAGGCCACGTAGATCAGGCTCAGCAAGCCCTTTAATCTTATTCCTTCTAGCTCCGGCGCGAGCAACCTGACTCTTGCCAGTGGCCCCTCGGTGTATACCCATAGCCACTACGGAGGCTGCGTCGACCCAGTTCGAAGGGTTCAGCATTCTTCCGCCTAGGTGGCCTGATACTAGAAATGCGTTAGTGATAGCGTTTCGGCCATGATGCTCAGCGAATGGCAGCGTGAGCGGAATCTTCCAAAGCAGTTGGAACCGCTGGTATCCGCTCAGCCACCTGTCGATAATGTTCGACGGATTCCACGTATGACCGAATGCTTCATCGATAGCGTCAAGCCATACCTCTGGAACGTAGTACTTGCCGTCGAGGACCTGATCGCCGCGGGCCCCAATCTTCTGCTCAGCCTTGATTACGTTCGTTAGCCTTTCCGCTGCCAGCCTGTGCTGTGCGGCAGTAGCGGTCAGGTCTCTAGCTCGGATCCAGTTGACGATGTCAGTCTTATTATCCTTTAGTGCGTCCGCAAGGTCCGCCTGCTCCTTGGTCAGCCTCTCGACCGCCTTCTCAAGCTTAGTCAACTCTCCTCGCGGCTTCATCGCAGCCTTACGCATGTCGATCTTAGCAGCCTTGAGGTCCTTAGTCTTCTCGGCTACAGTTGCGCTGAGCGAGCGAATGCTCTCACGAGAGGTCTTAAGCGCCTCGCCTTCGAGGCCCCTGGAAACCTGACGCTCCACTGCTAGGTCTCGCCTGAGGATGGCTGACTCAAGTTGAGACTCGACCCGCTTGACGATCTCTAGCTTCGGCTTCTGAGCTAGATTAACGGCAGCGCGCCGGTCACCTAGAGCCTTCTTAGCTCCAAAGAGACGCTCCTCGATAGAGGCAGCAGCGGCGACCTTGCGTCGGAGTTCCTTGGGCACGTTGCCCCTGAGCGACTTCGCGCTCGCCTTAGCAGCAGCAGCGGCCGATAGGGAACTCTTCTTCGATCTCTGTAGACCCTCTTCCACCACATTTCTAAGAAGCTTAGCCTCTTGAGTGGGTCGACTAGCGAGCTCCTCGCGGGCTATAGCTCGATACTTGCGATCGATACCACCCTGGACCCCACCAAACTCCTCAGCGATCTCGTCTACCTGTCCGCGAGACTGAGCGAGCTTCTTGCCCATCCTTGCAAGCTCAGCGTCTGAGACCTCAGGGGCTTCTCGTCCGAGCCTATGCGCGACAGATGCTCCTCGGATGCCACGCGGAATATCTCCAGTAGTAGTGACCTTCTCGCCTGCCTTCTTGCCTGCCCTAACTGGCTGACCAATCTGAACCAGAGCCATGCGATGTCGGTTACTCATTTCACCGACCTTGACGAAGCTAGCCACCGCTCCTTCGTTCTTCAGTACGGTGAGGTTCAAGTAATCGCGGAGCGCGGCCAACTCCCCTGAGCTAAGCTTTCGAATGGGCTTGCCGAACGCAGACTTAGAAACCTTATCCAGAGCCTTCAGGTTCTTATTCCTGGCGTACTTTAGCACGACATACCTATCGACTATCGCATCATTAGCCTTTCGGGCGGCTGCCTTCCTAGCCTTACCCTTGAGTCCTGTGGTTGCCTTGCGTACCTTTTCTGCGCGAATAGCTTTCTCAAGGTCTCCGGTGGTAGCGAACCAGTCAACGCCAGGGACCACACGAGCGTCAGTCACCATGTCCGCTAGCCGTGCAATCTCCTCATGGGATGCAGGGTGCGGAGGACCAAGGTCTACGAAGTTCCTGGTGAGTGTTCCTAGCTTGCCGCCGATCTGACTTAGCGCGCCGTGTGCGTTCTTGAAACCCTCTCCGAGCGCGCTGATGCCGTGACGATTAATCATCGCCTGCTTAGCCTGCATGCTCGCTTGCATGCGCATGGATGCAGACCATCGTCGACCTAGGATTGAGCCGATATCAGTATCAAGCTCCATGCCGAGTCGTTCAGCGTCGTCGAAGGTTGCGATCACGCGATGCAACGAGAAGGAATTAGTGTTGGAGACGGACTCTTTACTTAGTTCAGCGACCAGTCTCTTCGTACGGTTCGAGTTCTTGAAGAACTTAGTTACGGCTCCAGCTTGACGCGAGCCGTAGAAGTGGGTGACGTAGTGTTCCCAGCTTGCTCCGAGAAGACCTGCCTCTCTCTCCTGCTCTCCGATGTGCTTGAACTGATTCTGGATCCACTTCATCGGCTCATAGAGCGGTGAGCCATCTTCGATCAGCTTGAGGTCCGGATTGTCCATGTGACGGGCGATCGTCTGACGGTCGCTCCTAGACAGTGCTCTAGATGTATCCTTCCAGTGGACCACCGGCGACGAGAAGAACTCCACAAGTTCCTGTCGCTTGCCCTCGACTGCGACATCCATTCCGCTCTTGATCTTCTGGAAAATCTCAGCGTCTTCAACTGGCATACGCTCTACACCAGAGGAGAACGCCTTCTCGATGTGACGAACTGCTGAAGTCGGCAGAGCCTTGCTCGCGGTCTTCTTGGCAAGAGCCGGAACCTCTGCCAGCAGAGCTCCAGCAAGGGAGGCGCTTACAAGCCCTGCATCACCGAGCGCAAGACCACCTGCGACCTGTCCTGCTACGGTAGCGCGGCTCAGTCCGCGTAGACCTAGCTCTCTCGTGCCTAGCTGTGCGGTCTCTCCGAACATTGTGCGGGCGCCACCGGCTATCAATGCAGCCTGCGCTCCTGCGTCACGCGCCTTGCCGATCGGATTCAGTAGGCCCCCGATTGCCTTGCCGCTCCACTCCCAGAACATAGCTCCAGGGCCACGTCTAATCATCGACCGTGAGGTGCCGTCAACTGCCTTGCCAGCTAGGTCGTTACCAATGTCGTTCCATGAGCTTAGGCGCATCGCTAGGCGATCGTAGTTCCTTACCGCGTACTCTGTCACTGCTGTACGGAAAGCAGGGTTGGACGCTGCCCTGCTAAGATCCGAAGGCGACAGTGTCTTGAGTCCGCCTTGAGCGAACTCCTCTGATCCGTCATCTAGATGCTTGATGATCTTACGAAGGTGCTCCGGTTGTGCTTCTACAAGCTCCTTCGATGCGACCTGATAGACCTGATGTCCCCACTCGCTTAGTGTCAGGCTCGAAGGTAGGGCCTTAGAGCCGGTCGACTCCTTGAGGATCTCAGTCGCAGTACGTCCGAGCTTTCCAGCCGCAGTCCTCCGTGAAGCCTTAGTGGTCTGGTTCAGTACAACTTTGGTCCCAGCGGATGCTCCAAGAGTTAGGTATGTCGCAGGGTCCAGCGCGATGTCGAATACCACTGACTTCGCGAACCCGCCTACGCCATCAACGTTCGACCCGCCCTTCATCAGAACGTCGCGATACGAAGTCCGACCACCCTCTACACCCTCGCCAGTCCAGGCACGCTTGAACTCCTTCGTTGAGAATGCAAGCCCCCACCCGCCTTTTTCCTTCAGGCCCTCGGTCACCGCCATCGAGGCAGACACGAACAGTCTGTATCCTGATACCGTTTCGAGAATGCCGAAGATGTCGTCAAGCCTACCTAATACACCCCCGGTGTTCTGTGCGTACCCTAGGATCTTCTCTACGGTTGATCGCTTCTCCTTGTCGTCAGTGACAGAGATCAGCCAGTCGAACTCGGACTGGTTGATGTAGCCCATCCTCTGTGCGTTCTTCGCAGCGCGCACTTCCTTCGACAGCGCAGCGTCATCGTATCTTCTCGCGCCGGACCCGCCGAAACGACCAATAGTGGACGCGTATGCATACGGAGGCGCAGACGCTACAGAAGTACTGTCGTTCTCAGTGAACGCAGACCCTTCAGCAATCGCCTCAGCGAATGACTTTTCGAACTCGTCAGCCACGGAGCGCAGCCTTCTTGCGCTTTGCCCTGTCGATGATGTCGGTATCGACCTCAGCCGCTTCAAGCGCATTAATCAAGTTACCTAGTTCAGATGCTCGATCAGCGTCATCGACCCAACCATCAGCCATTCTCCTGATTTGACTGATCGGATAGTCTGCGTCAGCGATACCGGCGCCACGGATAGCTACGTGTGTGCTCTTTATTTCCTTGCGCTCTCGCTCCCTAGGCTCCTCCGGTGCGGGTGGAGGCTTAGAAAGCGCGTTGACTAGGTCCGAGTTCGCGTCCTTCTCCATCTTTTTCCACGATGCCTTAACAGCATCGCTCATGCTCTCGTCGTTTTCGTTCTTAACGATCTGTTCGCGAATCTCAGCGAGCACGTTCATGAGCGCGCTGCCGGACGGGTCCGCACTTGCACGTGCGGACGTGTACCGATTGTGCATGTCGGACAGTCTGCCGTAGGAGGTCGCGAGGGAGGCTACGTTCCTGTTCTCTGATGTAACCTCCTGGTCGAACGGATCCTCAACGCGTCCTGATTCCTGACCCAGTGAACCCTTCAGGCGTTGCGACGCAGAGAAGAATACATCAGGATCGGACTGACTGAAACGAGAGTAAGCTCCTTCGTTCTTGAAGAAGTAGAGGTCTAGCTCCTCAGCAGCCTGCCCCCACATGGTCTGAGGAACCTGTAGGTCCATCATCAAGTTCTGGAACTTAGCATCCCTCTCGATTGGACCGTTCCCGCCTGCTGAAATCTCCTTTGCGAACGCTTCCATGCGCGCCACTTTTGCCTCGTCTCCAGCGAACGTGATCCTGTCGTCCTTGCCGTTGTACTGAACCCCTGTAATAGACTGACCGTCAACGATGTTGATGTGCAGCCTCGATGCGGAATTATCCCACCTCGTTTTATTCTGCTCCTCGCGCTTGATCTCAAGAGACCGGCGAAATGCTTCTTCCTGATCTTTTCGGCCAGTTACTACACTCTTTAGGTACATCGAAAACGATTTGTCCCCGATAAGCTCTCCGATGTTCACGTCAGAGTTTCGGAACTGCGGAAGATCCTTGATGGTCTCCAGCCACTCTTTTCTCCAAAGATTTGTTATTTCATCTGGATGCAGAATGGAGTCGTCCTGATCGAATATCTCCGTCAGTGCGTTTCTATTGAAGTTCCCTTTGCCGTCGTCGAAGACGTTCTGGCGAGCCCAGAGTCGAAGAGAGTTTATGATCTCCTCGTTCTCAGCCATCTGTTCTTTGCGAATGTCTGACTTCGCTCGAAGCATTGCGGGTGCCGTGCGGAGCTTCGCGATGGCATATCGGTTCGCGCGGTCAGCAGAGCCCTCTTCGCGCTGTAGCTGACGATCCTTCTCGCTCTCACCAGAGCGGAACGTCATTTCGATGTCGGCCATGTCGCGATCGTGCTGCTGTCGCTCTCCCTCTATCTTCAGTTGGGCGGCTTCAGCTCGGTCTTGAAGATCGACCTCGTGCTCCATCTTCAATTGCTGTAGTCTCTGGCGCTGCTCATGACCACGAATATTCTGATGCTCCAGCATGTTCAACTGAGTAAGAGTCAACCGAGCCTTACGGCGGGACTCTCTCTCTTGCTGAGCAAGTTGCTCCACGCCTAGAGAGAGCTTCTGAATATGCATCATGCGTTCGATGCGTTGCTTGCGGCGCAACTCCATCGTCTGCTGCATGCTCATGCCCTGCTTCTCGAAGCCCTGGGCGAACCCGGCAGACTGGCCGAGTGAGCGAATGTCTAGTGTCGTATCGTTAGCCATTACGCGATGTTCTCCATCCCGGATGGTCCGCCGGTTGCCTGGTCAGGCATCTCGAACGGATCTTCCTCAGCGGGAGGCGGCTGGTCCTGCCCGGTCTCGGTCGACCCCTGGCCGGTCTCGGTCGGCCCCTGGCTCTGGTTCTGGTCGATCGCCTCGTCGATAAGCGTACCGAACGCTCCTGCTATAGCACCGATTCCACCCTGGATACTGCTCTGCTGACCAGCCTTCAGTTGTGCAACCTGCTGTGACTGCAAGAGTTCGGCACGCTGCTGGTTCAGGATGATGCCGTACTTCGACTCGACCGCCTGGAGCCTTGCCATCGCATCTGCGCGCGCAGCGGTAGACGCTTCACCGATCGCACGAGTTATGTTCGGTCCGACAGTCTCTCGGTATTGGCGCTCAGCAGTAAGTTGTGCTGCGATCAACTGAGGACCACTAATGCCCTGCGCTCGGAGGCCGAGACCATGTGCCTTAGCCCTCTCGCGTAGAGCCTGCTCCATCGGTGTCGTGTACTGAGCCATCTTGTTTTCGATGTCGGCTCGGAAGTTCATGACCTCTTCGATGTCGCGCTCGATGTTCTCTCGTCGCTCCTTCGCTTCCTCGATAGACGCATCGATGGCTGCATCGAACGCGATACCGTCTACGAGTCCGTAGATTGCACCAACCGCGATCCCAACGATCCCGAACGCGAGCCCACCGAACTGACCAGATCCCTGGCCCATGTTGTCAAACATGACCTGGGTCTTGATCTCGTCCTTCGTCTTCTGAAGGTCCTGATCCAATGCTGCTGGGTTCTCTTCGTAGTAAGCGTCGAAGTCGAAACGCTCAGACGCGAGAAATCCGCTAGGGTTCCCACTTCCGCCCGTGATTCCATCTGCCATCGAACTACTCCAGAGCGCTCAAGTAACGCTTGTCGTCAAACCCATGGTAAACACCGGACTCATAGCTGTCAAGCCCCTCGCTAAGTGCCTTAGATGACGCGTCTTTTACCTCTTCGCCTCTCGCGTCTGCCCCTTCCTTGATTTCCTTAGGGGTCAGTTTTGCAGTCAAGACCCCATCTTCATCGATGCGATGCTCCAGTGGAGTCGACACCATCATGAAGTCTGGAGAGAGGTTGAGGTCGGTCATGGTGTGACGAACTGTGAATCGGACGCGTCTCGGGACTGCGCGGTCCTTCCGAGTTGTGCTATGGCTTGAATACCAGAAGCCTCCCAGCGAGAGACTAGTGGTAGCCCCCATGTAGGTCCATTTGGTCCAGACCCGGTCGTACTGGCTTCGCTGGGAGCGCACTCTTTCTTCCAGTGGTAAACGCCTGGAGACTGGTACTCTGCCCAGCCGGCAAAGTACAATGAGTTGAACCGTAGGGAGAGTGTGTAGTACCCGGCTGCCGGGATGAATATTTCGCTAGCGATCCTGACCGTATTCCTGGGCCACGTGGAGCACTGAACTTCGTGCCCAACAGGTCCGAATACTCCACTGCGAGTACCTAGTCCGACCTCTTGTGCGGTCTGGATGGGAGCCCAGTTCGCCTTGTACTCATTCCCGTTTGAGAACCAGTTGAAGGGACGATCGTTCTTCTTGTGCGCCTGATCTACGAAAAGGCGGAAAAGGACCGGTGGATCAAACTTAGCCTCTGTGCCGCCGGGAACACCTGGTCCGATCTTAAGATCCCAGTTCTTGTCAATGGGACCGTTTAGATGACCGACTCCGTTCCATGTCCCACGTGCCCACCCCTGTACGAACAGCATGCATGGGCCAGGGACGTAAATCTTAGTTGACGCGTTCGGGACTGTCTTCCACGAGTCCCAGTACTCGTCGTCAGGGAACCTCTGGTAGAAGAGGTTAAGGTATGCGTGAATACCAGCAGGGGTCGGAAATGCTGGGGCCGGGAAATTCCATCGCCAGTTATTCCACGAGTAGACCATTCTCTTAAGGTCTTGAATGTGCCCAACAGACTCAGGTACGTTACCCAGTCTTTCGAATACGTACTTATCTTGCCACCGGCCTACGTTGTTCGTGCCGCATGGGTCTACAATGTTGCTAGCTCCAACGCCGCCTACTGTGACTCGCTCTCCATTGAAAAACGGGGAGCCGTAGTACTGGAAGTCTACCAGACCCTCGTCATCTAGGTCGAGCCTGTGGTTCAGTCTACCGGAGTGGACAGACCATTCCTTAGACGGACCGATTTCATACGCCTTAGGTGCGTACACGATCATGTTCTGCTCGTTGACTCTGCCAGATGCTCCGATCAGTGCAGACAGATCAGCAGCGTCTACGTTTCCGCGTAAGTAGTTCTCGATAGCGGAAAGGTTCGCCTCGATAGCAGAGCGAGACATTGCTGTCGCGGTCGTCACTGGCGTCTGCACGATAGGCATTAACCGTTATCCTCCGCGAGAACGAGCATTAGAGCAGTACCCTTCATCAATGGTGTGAAGAACGCGATCTCGTCATGCGCTAGATTCCACGTATCGATCACACTGGTAGTCATCATGAGCTTGCCGCCGCCAGTTCGCATGATCGGTTGACCACTCCCGCCACCCCACGGATCAAATGCCGGAGTCGTCCAACCAAAGATAGGCTGTGGATACTTATCACCTTCGTAAGTGCGGTCGTAAGCTGCTCCGTCTCCTGTAGTGATAAGCATTTCCCAGTCCCCAGGGACGGCGCTCATGTTCGGGACAGGGTAGTGTGGCCAAAAAAATCCTACACAGAAAGCAACTGGACCCTTAGTCCCGCTCGGTGTGAACGCTACAGTACACGTAGGCATCGTGGTCAGTATAGCAAGAGGGTCGTTATTGAAGTCAGTGAGTAGGAAGCTCGGAGGCTTTTCGAAGTGCCTCTCAAGTAGGGAGTGATGATCAACTTCTTCTGGTCGCCACGCTGCGATAGCTGCAACTAGAGCGTTGTACACAGTAGAGTCAGACTGAACCCATCGCCAGAAATCTGACAGCCTGAACGACATCAGTGGATCTCCCCGAAGGAAATCTCTATACGAAGAACCCTGGTAAGGAATGCTGTGTGAAGCATGACTTCTACCTGATGCGTACCTTCGATCAAGTTAACAAACGCAAACCCATTGAGCCTGTCGCCGTTAAGTTCACTCCTCTTGTTGTCGTAGTCTGTCGCCTCGTCGATTCTCCTGCCGTCAATATGTAGAGTGGAGTACACGCCCCTTCGTTGACTTACGTTCCCGCTGATACCAACGCCTAACTCTGGGACTCTAATTGAGTAAGCAACAGCAAATGATCCGGTCGCAGAAGAGTTTAGCGTAACTCTATTCTTACGAACGGAAACAGTTACGATTTCCCCAATACCCTCTTCACCACCGTACTCATTCTTGTGTAGATTCCACGTGTCGAAAAGTGATGTTGGATCTGGGGTTACGCGGACCCCTTCAGCGCGAACCCAGAACCCAGGCTCGAGCATTTGTCTTGTAACAGTACCAGCTTTGATATTGTCGGGTCCAACCCTGTTCAAGCCTCTTGCGAGTCGCCTAAGCGCACCAAAGAACCACGCCCAGTTCGGAACTCCTGCTGGTTGAGTCCTGTCGTAGATCGGGAACATTAGCGACCGCTCAGTTCTTGCTTGCGATACTCCATCGCAAGGCCACCTAGGCTGATGTCTCCGGTCCACGTGATAGAGATCGAGGCGGACTCAAAGTTCGCCCCACCGTACCCTACCTCAAGTGAGCGCCACTTGAATGACGGTGCGTCCCATCGAGCAAACACGCTGTCCCAGAGTGCTCGAGCGTCATCCCAGAACGTGTCATCCTTATCAGCGGCGAGGATCTTGCCTGAGAAGAACGGGTCCCTGGAATACCGCTCGTCACCATGCATGTTTACGGTGTAGTTCCAGTTTCCTGTCGACCCGAAGTAGAAGAAGAGGCGGAGGATCTCCTTGCTCATCCACGAGAGATCCCGACCACCCTCCTCAAAGCCGCCTAGTCGGAACTCGATGACCCCGGAACCAGTTGCAGACTTATTAAATGCTCTGAGCGTATCCGCCGCGCCGACGAACACGTCGTCGTCCTCGATCCATGCGCAGAATACGTTGTCTCCGTCTAGTCTGAACCATGCATTGAAGGCGAAGTGGTACACTAGAATCTGCGGACCGCGCCCACGAGTCTGCGTCCTGATGAACAACATCGAGTCGTGGACCCAAGAGAAGGCCCCGCTATCGGGCTCGATCTCGTCGATCAGATGCCCTGTTGTGTTGTTCATTTGCTTAAAGGTGAAACCGTCAAACACTCCGAAGCCAGAATTCCAGATCCCGACCACGTTGTCCTTGTATTGGATCAGGGTCTCGCCGTAGATCGAACCCTTTGTCGCCTCCACCCTTGCCCTTACGAATATGCCAGCATCGTTCAGTGCGATCGTCTCTATGGAAGACCGAGTGACTACGACAACACTCTTGCTGAGCGACACAAGTGCAGTGATCTCGTCCTGTGCCTGATAAGCGTTCAGGATCGGCCAGTCCTCTGGGAACCCTCCGGTACACCACCTGACGATGCGAGGGTTCTCCGGGTCGCCTGCAATCAGCACGTTATCTCTGAACGTGGTAGCGATCAAGCCCTGTGGTCCAGGGTATCCAGAGCCCTCGTCGTACGCCACGGTCAGCGCGCCGTCTGCTTTACGGTCAGTCACACGAGTAAGAGGCAACGGGAACGCGTACGCGAGTTGAAGTAGGCCAGCTTCCTCTGCAACGAATTGGTTGATTGTTCGCCAGACGATCACTCCGGCTATGTCTTCCTGCTCGAAGTCAGTTGCCCACTCTACGATCGGGTACAGGAAGTTGTAATTATTCCTGTCCCACGCAGGTGTCCACTGTGATCTATCTAGAAGTATGTCCCCAGCAGCGGCGACTACGAATGTGGTCGCCTTGCTTCGTCGTCCAATCTGGCCCCTCGTGTTGTAGAACGAGATCGCCCAATCGTACATCCTCTGAAGCTGGTCATCTTCAATAGGGTTTCGGTCCTGTGTAGCGCACGATGGTACGTACGCGTTAGCCATCGGTTCGCTCTCGTTATTGATTCCCCAACTTATGTATTTACGGAAATACTTAGCCCACTGGTTATGGGCCACGCCCGCAACGCGGACCGTAGGCGCTTGTGGGATCTCGCGTACGCCTAGGTATGTAACGGCTTCAATGCCATCCCACTTACGGGGGGCCTGTGTCTTAGACAGGAAAATAACTAGGTCCTGAAACTGGACCATCCGAACCTTGTCGGTGAACTGGAAGAGAAGGTTTGGTACCTGGTCATCCAGGCTCCATGCGCCCCAATCGTCAGTTATGAACACGCGTCGCTTCACGCCTAAGCGATTAACAAAGACCTGCGCTTCTACGATGTTCTTACCAGCCCACGCTGCTGGCTCCGGGCTAAGTAGTGCCTGATTCCCTCTATACCCTCGAAGCCATCCACGATGGTCTGGGTACACGTTAATTGTGTTCGGGCCTAGATAGCCAGTGTTAGGGAATCTACGATCATCTTCACCCCTGACGGGGTTCAGGATGGTCATCCTGTGCGATCGGCTTGCCACTACAGAATCGACCCACCTGAGATTGCCATGATTGCCGCACGTGCGGCCATGAAGTGCTTACCGTCGCCAGTCTCCATGTTCTTCGTGTACTCTCGCCACGCGATCAAGAATCGCTCGTCGAGCACCAAATGGTCGTAGTAGGAGTGAATCTTCTGGAAGTGCGGGTAGCCAGTCACACTAACGTTCCGTCGCTCGTCTGGCTGCCCACCGTAAGAGATACTTAGCGACCCGTTCGTAGGCGAGAAGATCGGAAGTCGCATGATCCATGCTTCGTCGAACTCAAAGTTAGCTACGAGTGCGCTGGTCTCAGATACTACTCTGAGCCCTGTTCGTGACTGCTTGCCGTCGATACCGTCTACATCCTGTAGTGGTCCCTCGACCAGGAAGACCTTCTCTTCGAAACCTAGGTTCTGCGTCGTAATTACCCCCTGCTGTGTACCGGGAACAGCGCCCGCGAAGTTCAGTGTGTTGCTTGCTGGGCTGAGCGGGGAGTAGAACGGGCCGATCTTGTTTACCATGTACGCGCGGTAATTGCCCTGGTCTACTGATGAACCTCCAGCGGGATTCTGTGTCACGACAGGGGCGAGTAGTGGTGGCCTGACGTGCTCACATGGCATGTATGTGAAGAGGCTAGTTCCTAGCAGTGACGCGCTCCCGTGAAGCGATCCTGCGATTGGCGGCATTCGTACTGGAGTCCTGAGTGCCAGTCTTCCTGGCCGAGCGTATGTTGGGTCGGAACGAACCTTGCCGAGTCGAAGGCCCTGGTCGTTGGTAGGTACGTATGTCCGCCTGAAGAACTCGACCGCAGTACCGGCTGCTATAGCGGTCTGGAGAGGCTGGTTCAGGTGTAGTACGTTGAGAGTAGTATCTACGCCGACGACCTTGATCGGTCCGTCGTCGTTGAGGAACTCTCGTCCTAGGTACACATCAGCGTTTTCTGAGAACGCTCCGGACGCAGTAATGATTGTAGCACCGGCTACGCCAGTGTACGTCTCTGTTGGAGTTACTGCTGCTTCAACTTGAAAAAAGAAACTTCCGCGCAACTGGTCCCATACCAGGGCCATGATGCGCGTGTATACGGAATTGAGTACCGTCAGGTCGCTAGCGTAGCCTGGAGCTACTCCATTGCCCTTCAGGAAATTTACTACATCGAGGACCCGCATCATGCCCTCCAGGGCAGACGACAGCAGCGACCCTGCCCGAGCTGCTGCTGTCGTCCTAGTAGCCCTAGAACTGGGCCGTGTCGACGAACCCGTTCCGTCCGAGCGTCAGGTTGCACCGACCGAAGGCGTCTGCGCCACCAGGGTCGAGAGTGCAGTACCCGACCGCCTCGTCGGTCCCGAGTCCGACGACTGCCGAGTGGTCCTCGAGCTGACCCTCCTGGGCGACAGCACCGAGTCCGAGCGGTCGACCAGCGGCGCAGGCGGCGGCGCCGTAGTACTCGTAAGGTCCCTCCACGATGACCCAGTACCAGTCGCCGTTAGCGAGCGACTGAGCCTTGACCGGCGTCGGGGCGATCCGGTTCGGGAGCGCGTCCGCTTCGACGAAGTAGTCGGCGAAGAGGCCGCCCTTGACGAGCGGGGCGATGGTCGCAGCGACCGACATGGTACCGTCGGACACGACGAACCGACCTTCGGTCTTACCGGACTGCGTTCCGCGGGCGGCCGCGTCGATGGTCGTCCACGCGCCACCGTTGTGCGCCACCAGCTTCAGAAGAAGCTCCTGACGGATGTCGTTGTCCGGATCGTCGTAGAGGACCCAGCGGTAGGTGCCAGGAACCTCGTAGCGATCCGCTCCGAGGTCGACCTGCGGGACCTTGTTGTTCGTGACCCGCTCCGCCTGCGTCGAGATATCGAGCGGGTGAAGCCGGTACGGGATGTTCGGGTAGAGGGGCTTGAAGAACTTGCGAACGTGCTGCACAGCCGTCTCCTAGTAGGTGTCCACGGAACCACCACCGGTGGCGCCGAGTCGGCCGAGAGCCGAGTTGTTCGTGTACATGTTGACCTGGGAGACGAGGGCGTGGGTGACGTCGGCGAACTGGGTCTCGGAGTACCGCTTGGGACCGTCGATGACGACGTCCACCTCTGGGTGGTGACCGAGGTACACGCCCTGAAGGTCTGCCGCCGAGACGGAGAGATCGGGATCCTCCGTACCGTCGCCAGCGAGGTTCGCGTAGAGCGAGGACTGCGCGACCGAGGTCAGGCACAGGCCACACTCAGCCGGAAGGTCCGACTCTTCGATGATCGGGACACCGAGAAGCTGAACCTGATGGGGAGCGCCAGCGTTGACGCTCTGGTCGGCACCGCCAGCGGCTCGGAATGCGAACATCGCCATCATCGCGCGGAGCACGTTCAGGTGGATGCTCGTGTTCACGAGGAAACCGTTGGGGAAGAGCCGACCCTGCTTGCAGTCGGTGATCAGTTGGAGGATCAGGAAGATCCCGCGGACCAGGTTCCCGCCGAGGACATCACCGAACGCCTGTCCGGCGGTCGCCTGACGGCTCTGGTTCCGCCAGTACGCCTTCGACGCCTTCGCGATACGACCGACGGTCTGGGTCTGAGCGGCCGGGGCCGCGTCTTCGATCGCCAGCAGGAGGCCGAGAGGCTCCTTGCCACCCGTGCCGTTCAGCGTGTAGTGCGCCAGACGGTTGCGTAGGGTGATCATCATCTGGCGGAATCGTCGCTCCTCGATGGACATGATGCGGTCCGAGCCGGAGTTCGTCCACTTCTTCGTCCACTCCAGGGTCATGGGGATCGCGCCCCACTTCCACGTGTACTCCGCCGCCGTGTCACCGGGGGTGAAGCTGCGGTTCACCGGATCGAGATCCGTGAACCACGTGATGTCGCCGCTCTCCTGAACGAAGAGGGGCTGGCTGATGGTGTGACCGCCAGGGACGGGCTGGATCGCGTTGTTACGCTTGAACCATCCGTTCGTGACGTTTGCCCCGGAAACGAGGTCGATGAACGAGCCCATACGCGAGATCATGGTCGCGAGGAGGGCTTCGTCGGCGCGCGGGTCGCCTGAGAAGAAAGTCGGCATCTACTGTCCTTTTACCTCGCGGCGAGCTTCAACTCTTCCTTGAGGTATGCTGCGTTCTTTGGGTCGCTCCTCCACTTGAGCGCCTGAGAGAAGGTCATCTTGCGGAGCGCCTTTCTTTGCTCCATAACCTTCTCCTCGCTCCAGTCTCCTTCTGCGGGCGGAGGTCCTGCCCCTGGAGTCTGTTGGAGGGATGCGGGATCTTTGACTTTCGGCTTGCCGCCGAGTTCATGAGTCTGGGATTCCCCGACAGGGAAGTAGAGCTTGGATGCATCCTCGATCGAAACACCGCCCTTTTCGACAGCGTTTCGGAACTTAGCGGAAGCTGCTTCGAACTTATCTGCCGGGACGCGCGACCTCACGCTATCCAGATGCGAGGCGACACTCTTCTTTGAAAGGAACTTTTCGAAGGCCGCCTCTTGCGCTGCTTCCTTCTCCTCGCCGGTCATTTCTGCCGGCACGTCCTTATTCTTGAAGTAGTCACGAACGGAGTCCGGAAGAGTCTCTTCCTTGCCGTCCCACGATTCTGGATCCCAAAGCGCCATATTGAACTCCTACGCGATCTTTTCGAGTTTGGCGGACTTCTTCTTGTTCTTATCAAGAATCTTCTTCACGCGGTCAGGGCTCTGCCGAAGTTCGGCATACTCCTTCGCCATGTCGTAAGCTTCTTTATCAAGCTTCTTCCGCTTCTTCTCTGCCTGATCGCGCTTGAACGTACCCCCTTGAACGAGGTGGTCACCGGTTGTCTCTAGCTCAGTAAGGCCGTTCTTCTTCAGAACGTTGAGGAACTCCCTGCGGGAGTGTACCTCTACCTGCTGCATGACTACTTGCCCGTTGCGGTCCAGCTTGACGCTGCCGTCTTCATTCCTCTCGGGCGGGAGGGTCCACGGAGCAATCTTCAGACCATCTTCGTACTGACGATCGGGCCTCGCGGGCTTGCTAATGATCATCTTAGCTGGCTTGCCTTCGCATCCTTCGTGAAGACAATACACGGGTAGACGGCGGTCGGCCACGCGACGGATAAGCTCCGTAACGTGACCGTCTGCACATTCATACTCGTATCGGAAGGGCAATCCTACGTTCCTCGCTGCGCCGCACCCGCGGCTGCTTCTTCACTATTCTGCGCTCCGGATCCAGGGCTGTCAACCCCATCCCCGATTCTCGCCGAAGTGCCTGATTCTCCTGGGTTTTCCGTCCCAGGCGAGGGATGGGTGGGGGGTGCCTCGGGCGATGCCGTCATGAGCACGCTGCTCGGCCAGCCATTCAGACCGGCGATAAGCTTAGCGACCTCCGATGCGTTGAAGTGCTGAAGTAGTGTCGGGTTCGAGAACAGTTCCTTCAACTGCTGGACCATCATCAGTCTAGCAGAGAGCGGATCCTGAGCAGAGCGGTTCACTGCCTTGATCGAGTAGTCCGCAATGCCGCGGACCATGTCTCGATCCAGAGTGAATCGAACACCGTTTTTGCGTACAACGAACTTCGATGCGCCGTAGTTCAGAACCAGCCACGTAGCGATCAGCATCACCTGAATGTACGCGTTGTAGAGCTTGACCATCATGGCAGCGGCTCGCTTGTCCATGAATGCCTGCTCCTGGTTGAACGCGGTCGCCACCTTGTTTGAGGAGCCGTGTCCCTGAGCGGTACCCGTTGCGCCTGTGTTCCGGGCGAACGAAGAGTTCGCCAACTCCTCCATCTGGATCAATGCAGGAGGGATGGGTCGAGTATGAGACTTAGCGAAGTCGAACCGCGGACCTTCGTACTGTACGTACCGTCGAGTGAACCGACCTTCGTCGATCTCAGCGAGTACCTCAGCGGGGATCTTGACCTGCTTCGGGATCCACGCTGCGTCCTGCGCGGACCACCGAACGTGCTCACGAACCTGCTTACGAACCCATGCCAGATCCTCGATGTCATCGCGCGCCATGCTGATGTATGAGGGGCCTTCCCACACGCGAGGATGCGTCTGGTCTGCGCGGATCATGGTCCAACGGAGAGGGGTGTCCATCTGGATCGGCTCCTTGATCCAGCGTCCGGTCGAGAAGTCCATGAGTCCCCACATGTTCTCGATCTCAGGGTTCTTCGGGTCCTGTCGGATGTAGACCTCGGCGAAGACGCAGAGTTCCTGGTTCGTCATCGGGCGGAAGCTATGGGTCTTCACGCCGGCGATGGAGATTTCGTCCGTGACCTTCTTGATGATCTGGCGGTCTGGGTAGTCTGATGGCTGACCACCGAAGTCCATAGCAGCCTGCTGAGGGGTGCGAAGGATCAGGTGGGCGATGTAGTACGCCTCGTCGATCCCTCCAATCAGGGGATCAGTGACGACATGTCGAGGGTCGACCACCTCTGCGCGTGGCGTAGACATGGTCGCGAGCGTCGGCATGTCGTTGATCTTCGCCTTCGCGGCCACGTCTGGAGTGATCTGTGCCAACTCCTCCACGTTGAACGCAGGAATGTCCTCTTCAGGAACCTCCTCGAACTCAGGCTGGTTGGCGCCATCATCGAGAGCGTCTCTCGACGGGTCGACAGCGACCGATGCGATGTCTCGATACCCTCGGTGCCACGAGACGCTGAACGGCATGGCGGTCTTGAGCCACGAGACCGGAGAGTACACGCATTTCCTGTGCGCCTTCGCGATCAGGTCGTTCGCCCCCATTCGAGACCCGAGTTGCTCTTGGAACGCTTCGAGCGCCAGCGAGTTATCCTCACCGGACTTGTCGCCGTGCTCGATGTCAAGCCACGGCTGAACTCCGAGCCACGTAATCTCGCTCACAAAGCGGTCGATCCTACGGGCGTACGGAGCGATGTTCCTATTCGGGTCATCCTCCGCGAACGACTCCTGTCGGTTCAGTAGCTTCTCGTCCTGATCGATGTACTTGTACGCCGTCTCAGCGAGGATCTTGTGGTCGGCCTTGATGATGTCGAACCACGGAGTATCACTACCACCTGCGGTCTGGAAGTTCATCTTGTGGCCCTTTGGGTTCGTCGTCATCTTCGCTCCGATGATTTTCTAATGATCTTCTGTATGTTTGGAGATAGCGTACCTAGCAGTGTGCTAGGCATGACGCTTTCCTTGTCTGCCTGAATCTCTCGACCCATCCCCCGCTCACGCATCCACTGAATGAGTTCCCAGAGCATGGCAGCCATCATTATGTAGTCGTCCATGTACCGCTCCCCGGTACGTGGGGACTTGACTGCTTGAGCTTCGTACTTACCAGTCTTGCTCTTTACAAAGCCCTCTGCGTCCCACTCGAATCTCTCGTCTGGAATGAGTAGCTGGTCGAGGTGATAAGCCTTCCTGAGTGCGATCAGGATCGGGTCCCTACTCTTCGGAGATGTAAGGAACCAGATCATTTCAAGTTCTTCAGTGTATCCGCGTGGCTTGCGGTACTGCGTATAGTTAAGCCCGTGACCGTAAGTCTCCCATCGGTTTACAGCCAGTTTGCCTGGGTTGTTCAACTCGCCGATGACGTACGTTCTGCTTACGCCGAAATATGATACAGCCTTAGCAAGCTCGTCCGCTGACGACGTTGGGTCCAGTCGAGACCGCCTGCATGCACATAGGCGTCCATCGTTGACTCTGGCAACCCCGATCGGTGCATAGTCCGAATCCGGCAGACCGTCAGCAAAGTCAGACGCTACAGCATAGTATGGGTCCTCCCCTTCAGGGAGCGTTGGGAGGTCCCACATGTGCCACTCTCCACGAAGGGTTGGCACGAACTCCACTGGCGTCCAAACCGTTGGCTCTACTGCTGTGACCTCAGCCCACCTAAGCTCACCAATGTTATCCGGTGTACGTGAAGGCTGTACTCGCATGAAGAACCCGCCACTTACGAGCCCTAGAGACTCTGCGTACGTGTAGGGATACTCCATATGAACGAGCATCAACTCGCCCAACTCGTCGATCTTCCGCCTTCTGAACCCGCACTGCTCAGGAGTGAGCTTCAGCTTAGCTATATAGTCTCGCTCTGGTATGGACTTCGGCTCGCCGGAGTCGTCGATCTCGAAATCTGCGTATCGACCGGCAGGTGTTGACTCCTGCTCGTCAGGACTGATTGCACGTCCTACGTTTGAATGTAGCTCCGAGGCCCCAAAGAACTGGAAATCTACGTAGTCGAGAAGGGCGATCCTGTTGATCTCAGCAGCCTGAGCGTCGTTCGTTCCTTCCCAGAGGATTACGTTCCGCGTCGATGGATATACAGCGGGGAGGATCGCCTGGTTGATGTCGTCCCACGCCTGTGCTCCAGCCTTCCGCTCATACTTGCCAGCCTCACTTAAAATTACGAGATTGAAGCCAGTGTGACCGACCTTGATGACACCGACCGCATCCGAGTATCTGATCTCCCACTTCGACCCATTTGCCAGAACCAATCTACCTTCAGTGTAGTTCTCCTGAACGAGTGGCGGGTAGATATGCGGCCAGTTCTCGTGCAGATGCCTGAGGTCTTCTGCGATATCCCTTAGGTGCGCCTTCGCGTCCTCCTTGCCTGGGAAGTGTAGCAGCGTAGACCAGTTGTCGATATTCGCACCACACAGTACACTGAACTTCTTACCGAACGTGGTGCTGCCAACCTTGCGCGGCTTCATGCGAGCAATGTAGTGCTTGTTGGTCTTGAGGTATGTCTTCTTTACAATACGACCCTTACGTACGTAAATCTTAGTCTTCGGTACGTGTGGATCGTCGTTGGCCCACCTCTCTAGAAAGGGGCCGTAACACTTAAGCTGGTACCTTGAGCGAGGGTCGTTGTTGGTCAAGTCAAACGGCTTGATGCGTTTCTTGACTAACCCTCTGTCGTCGGTGTAAGTCTCCTCAGAGTTTACAACTGAGAATGTCTTGAACCACTTAATTGGCTCAAACAGGGCCATCTTGCGCGCTTCCTCGCGTGTGCCCTGTCTTGTGGTCAGTTGCGACCCATCCTCTTTGATGATATCATCCGCTATGGCTACATCGTTCTTCGACGCTGCAATCACATCCGCGGACGGTAGGAGCGCGTCTGGATTCTCTTTCGCGTACGCCTGAAGGATGACGTCCGAGAGCATTCCTCCACGTACTACACGGTATGCAAGCTGTACGTACCAGTGGTTAGCTGGAAGTAACGACCGCAGCAGGTCCATACCCGTACGAATACGACCGTCGATCTCCTCCCTCTCAACAGCACTAGTGTCCGTAGATGAACGCTTTATGACTGCTTTAGAGAGGTCTTCTAGCGACCAGCTTACCACTCAGTCTCCTCGATGTATCCCCTCTTGCTGCGCTTCGGCTTGGGTTCGAAGATTTCAAGAAGCTTAGCAGTAGCAGCTAGGCGAACGCCTGGGTCCTCTGAGATAACCTCCTTGACCACACTGCCTTGAGCGTCCTTAGTGATCACTCTTTTCGTTCCGGTCTGTGCTATATCTGCCAGATTCGCAAGCAGGCTCTCATGAGTGACGCCGATACTGCTGAGCATGTTTATGCGCTCGTCTGCCTTCGCCGGTAGGTTACTGTCCGCTCGTGGCGGGAACGCAAGGAGGTTTGATTCGTCGGCCATACGGAAAGGGTAGACATGCGCGAGGGGCTTGTCAAGTGGCTTGTAAGTGCCCGTTGTTACTGTGGAATCCAGACATGGTATGATTTTCCGCCAAATATGTAATATATAATTTTGGCTGAATTTTTGGAAAAAATGTGTTGGGTCTAGATAGTATTGAATTTAACACGTGGCGCCCGGTCGTCGAGCGTATTCGTGTGTATTCGTGTGTATTCGTGTGTGCTATGTGTATTTGAATATACCAATGCATAATCGTACATACGAACACACACCAATACACACATAGCACATTACACACTCGTATGTACTAACACATACCAATACATACCAACACACATTCATGTGGTCCGGGTGTATTGGTGTGTGTTCGTATGTATCGGTGCATACCTATACACTCGCTGCCCTCGCGCGCGTATCTACCTTTATGCGAGTACGTTCGCGTTACACACTCGTGTGTATATGCCAGCGCGTCGGGCAACGTGGTTCCCGTGCATTTTTGTTCACCACTGAACATATGTTTACAGCGCCGATCTGGGCCCCTCAGCGGCTTCCTAAGGCATTTCTCGATTTTTGGACATACCCCTATAGCTCAGAATGTTTTTAAATCGATCTGGGGGCATCCTGCGGATTCTCGATTCTAAGGCCCCTCAGCGGCTTCCTAATGGCTTTTGACCCCCTTGTGCGTAGGGTAGTGCCTTGACTCGACCGCGACATTTATGTCGCGGTTCTACTGTACATATGTACAGTAGTGCGGTGAATCCTTAATGATTACAGCTACTTACGTACAATCGGGCACGCAAGGTCCCGTGCAGGCACTTGCCCGATCGACCACGACATAAATGTCGCTGTGTAAGTCCTTGATTTCATTGGGTTCACGATTCTCTGCGCTCTCAACCACGACATACATGTCGCACTTCACGTATTTTTGCTGAAAATCGGGCACGTACGTTCACTGTACATATGTCCCGTTAAATTAAATTCCTCAATAATATCAAGCACTTAAAAGATAACGTTCGTTATGTTTACCAGGTGGCACGACACTGGCAATACCTAGCTGCGCTGACGCAAGGAAGCTTCCCAGGGCGAGAATCCTGGGAGCGGTAGCGCCGCAAGGTGCCTAATCCGCCTGGTTCATTGACAACTAGTGCCCGGATCCCTCCTCTTCAGAGGACCGCTCCATGCGGGGTAACGAGATTAAGGCCAATAAAGAAACGATCAAGGCATCAATGATGCGATCGGCGCAAGGATCCATGGGTTCGACCACTGGCTCGGCCTTTTGAATTATTGATTCATCCTACCAAATGCAGACGCGGCCTCTTGTGATCTTCTATCGAGGCAATAACGTAAGACGTAACGGAGCGCTCCGACGCAATAACGCTACAAAGCTGCGAGTACTGTAAACCGGTACATGGAATCGCCCAGAGGAATCGACAGTCAGTAGTGTCGATCGTATCATTGATGTCTTGATCCCCTCTAGAGTCTGAATGATGGGCCCGGTAGAAACGGAGCAACTATGTACCAGATCTTCAGTGCCCACGATTACCTCGCGATCTCCGCCGCCATGAGCGCAATTGCGCTCTTCGGATGGCTGCTGTGAGCGGGGCAGACCTCGCGTTGATGCGCCGCGAAAAGGCGGAGCGTCGGCGCAAGTACCGAAAGCTTGCGAAGCTGTACCGCAGTCTCGCTCAGACCTCTCCCGGCGGAAACATCGGTTTCCTTCCCATGGCGCTGCGCTACGAGCGCGCGATCGTCCTACTCGACCAGTGACCCATCGGGCCCATCATTCAGATTCTAGAGGACTTGCATAACCACAAGGGAGCGACATCATGAGCCGTCAATCGAAGAAACGGCGCAATAAGCGTCGCCGCGCCCGCAAGGTGAGCCTGAACGTCTGCATCGAGAACGAGCGTGATGCGGCCCGATATGACACGTCGGCGCCCGTGGCTCTGATCTCGGACCTCGATCGATCGTTCATGCGCGCTGAGCGGCTGTTCCGCATGTGCAAGGGTGTAGCCCACCGAAAGCCTAGCCGTACGAAGGTGCGACGTGCCGGTATCAAGCCGCTGCGCTCGCGTCTGCTGTCCTGGCAGGCCCCGAGCCCTGCTCACGGTGAGCTTCAGCAGTACCGACGCGATCGGCGTGTCAAGACGCCGTACGCTCGTGACTTCATCGGACCCCGTCCGGCCCGTGTCAAGAAGGATGAAGCGGTGACCGTCGGACAGTGCGTCAAGATCGACGAGTCGGAGCACTACTTCGATTCTTCGGACCTGCATACCGTTATTGCGCGCTGAGTGAGCGTGGAAGGGCTGGACTTGAGGTAAATAAATACCCACCCAGCCCTTCCACGATTGCTTGAAATCGCTAAACCCTTGATATCGTTGGCCTTTTAGGCCCGGCAAGTCCCCTGCAATCGCGGAAAACCCAATGATTTCAGGCTTCTAGAGGGTTTGGGCAATGATGGAAGTAGTGTTCATGGTTCAATAGAGACACAAAGGCTACTTATTGAATTCTGAACGTCCCCTCCATGATTGCGCGTTTTAACTCCCTCCACGATTGCGTGAAAAAATCTGCAAAGATGGAATCTCCGCACTCCTGCAACACTTCAGATAGCAAGGGGTGTTTTTTCAACATATACGGTAGTAGTTAGTAGCTAAGCTACTAGAATGATTAAGATTATTCATCCCCTCCCCCGTTTTCGTCCCATGGAAGGGGCCCCAGAGACGTCTAGCGTTTAGGCCCCCTCCATACTTTCATGCAATCATGGAGGATGGAAGGGATCCCCTCCATGTCCCTCCATGCCAAACACCCGTTTCCGTAGTGATATCGGCCCCTTCCATGATTACCGTTTCCGAAGCTACTCCGGCCCGGTTGCAAGCCCGGTGACATTCTGTCACACTGAGTTTCAAGCAATCACGGAGGGACTAGGTTCAAAACCCGCAAAGGAGCACTATGTCGTGGAACGAAGGATTCGGTTAACCCCTTGGATTGCAGGAGGTTGGCCCGGGAAAACACCGGGCAACCTCTCTGCGTATTTATAATACTTTCCCACCTCTAACCTACGGGTACAGACCGCTATGATAAAGAGAACAAAACAAGAAGTGTTCACCATCGCACGAGACGGCATGCTCAAACAAGGCATGCGCTCTATGAGTACACAGGAAGGTGAATCAAGCTGTGCATACCGTGGCGATAACGGCCTTAGGTGCGCGCTCGGGTTCTGTATCTCTGACAAAGACTACAGGCCCTCCATGGAGGGCTACGGTCCGGAGGAGGTTTACATCGCCAAGGCCATAGGTCTTCCCTACGAAGGGGAAGCAATCTCTTTCCTATCTGAACTGCAATCGATCCACGATAACAAGGACCCGGAGGCGTGGGACTTCCACCTTCGGATGTTCGCTCAAGTGCATGGACTGGAGTACTGATCCACCTCTCCTGCCTGAACGCGGTACACAACCGTATACCCCTTCTCGAATCTAATGATCTAGAGTCTATACGTATGTACATCAACCGGCCCGCGTTCACAGAATGGTACAACGCGACCTGCATCGAACCCGTGATTCTAACCCTGGATCATCCCTGGTTTGATGCGTTCATAAGGCAGGCGTGGACCACGGACCGCGTGGGTACCACGCTCCGCCGGGGCGGGCACCGCTTCCCGTACCCCCTGGGCCTCTCGCGCCCCCTGGGCCCCTGGGCCTCGCGTGCGCGCGCGTGCAGCCTAGGTACCGTGGCTCGCTGGGATGCCTCTCCGGGCGTCCTACGGGCTGGAGCGGGCATGCTTGACGCATGGACAGTGCAGGCTGAATGGAAAATTTAATTAGAAATACCTGTTGACATGCGGGCATCCCGTCCGCATACTCTTAGGACAGCGCGGGGATGAAGGCCAGCCATCCCGGATTGACCAACCCGCAGGAGTGAGCAGCAATCATGAGCGAAATCGACACCAATGAGTTCCTCAAGGGTCTCTCCCCCGAAGATCGTGCCGCGTTCGTCGCGGACATGTTCGCCAACATGGGTTCCGAGATCACCTCCCACCTCGCCGCGAGCCCGGCGTCCGTCGCGCTCGTCAGCACGGTCGTAAAGCCGAAGCGGACCGGATCCCGGGGCCCGAGCTTCTGGGACCTGCTGTTCATGGACGTGGATGTCCTCGACAGCATCGCGATCCACTGCGGCGTGGACGGGTTCCCGGAGGACTCCAGCGACGAGAAGGCGGACGCGACCGCGCTGAGCGAGCGCGTGTTCGGAGCGCTCGTCGGACGCCTGGAGAAGTCCAGCGTGACCGGCACCTTCGAGCGCCGGGACGAAGATGGGCGCGTCCACAAGGTTCGGCTCGTCCTGATCGACGAGACGGCGAAGACCACGGGCGCCATCCAGAACAAGATCAAGAACATCGCCGAGGCTGCCGACGAGAAGGCGCTCACCGCCTCCGTGACCGCGGCGCTGGACTCGATCAAGAAGGCCCGAGCGCTCCCCGAGCAGGAGAGCAAGGACCTGACCGCAGCCGTCGAGCAGACCCGAGCGCAGCGCGCCGAGGCGCTGGCGAAGGCGAACACGGAGCCCCCCGCCCCCCCGGCTCCCCCGGCCGAGTAGAGGGTGGTTGAGCGTCCGGTCCGGCCCTTCCTCTCGTGACCGGGCGCTCAATGGAGCGCATGACAGCAGCCGTGCCCTCCATTGAGCGCAACAAAACTAACGGCTTCTCCGCCATGACTGTTCAGGAGACAAATGAGACCCAAACACGAACTTGAGTGCGACTCTTGCGGGCGCAAGTTGGTCGAACTGACAACTTACAACGCAGTGCGACTCGCGATGGAGTGCAAGTGTGCTTCCCGCCTTTCGGTCGTGCCGTCGCAGGGTGGACAGATCGAACTTCGAGCGAAGCGTAGGGACCAACCCCCCGCGTACTTCGAAAGCATGCCTGACGAGGACTGCCTCCGCGAGACCAGCGTTGCGCTCCGCGCGCTCCGTGAGCAGAGAGACGGGGTCCTCTCGCGCATCGAAGCGATCGAAGAACTGCGAGCGCCCGTGGTGCAGCGTGAGCGCAAGCGTCTCGTGTCTGAAGCTGGTAGCCAGCGCATGATGGTCCGGTACGGGAACGATCCCGTCAAGGCACTGAACGCACTCCTGGCAGGACTCGACCCCGATACGGCCGAGGAGCTTCTCTCGAACGCGATGGCGAGGTGGTCGAATCGTGCCTGAGGAACGCTACAATAACATGCACGATGCGCGAGACTATACCTGCGGCAAGTGCGGGTATACGGTCGCCTCCGTCACCAACAAGGTCGATGAAGTCATCCTGATCTGCAAGCGGTGCTTCGATCGTGTCCGTGTCCCTCTAGTAGGCGCAGCCGAGCGCAAGATCGTCTACCAAACCGCCGTTTCCGATGTAGAGAGCTTCGACTACGGCAAGTCCGACTTCACCATAGATCACCTGAACATGATCACAGCCCCCCGCATGTGGACTGCGGCGAGCGGCTTCCTGCTCAGGCCCGAGAGTACGGGGTTCGTCTGCGCCTACGTGACTGCGGACAGGAACCACGTACGGTTCCCGGCGAACCACTATAACATTGACAAGCTCCTTGAGCACGGTATCGCAAAGAAGCACATGTCCGGAGCGGCCGGTGTTCGGCTCGCCACCTCCTTGCAGTACCGGATGGCTGAGCTTGACTTCCGACAGGCTCAGTTCGAACGTGCTGAGAAGATCAAGATCGGCGGTGGCAAGGAAGAGATCCCGACACCGTGGGGTGTGACCATGAAGCGTACCGCAGGGACCTGGGTCGATGCACACACATGTAAGGATCGTGCGTTCTACTACCAGCAGCGGGCCGGGGTCGAACTCGGAGTCGCAGTCAAGCGCGTCCTCTTCGCATACGAGCAGCGGACCGGTAAGACCCCAATGCTTAAGGCACTAGAGCAGGAGCTTAGGGACCAGGGAGAGATCGACGCGGTGTTTATCATCGCCCCGGTACGCCTGCTGAACACGGCATGGCGTGACGAGAACGACAGGTACACGCCCGGCAACCGATCGATCATCATGAACTCGGAGGCCACTCGGCTCGAAGCAATCAATTACGACTGGACCCACTACCTCTCCTCCTTCGAGTCAGCAGCGATCAACTGGCGCGTGATGCGTCAACTCTACGACCCGAAGCGTATCATGGTAATCATGGACGAGACGGTCAAGCTGAAGAACCCGAAGGCGAAGCGGACGCTCGGGAACATGGGTATCAGTCTTGAAGTCGAGTACCTGTACGAACTGTCAGGCGCACCCGTGAGCCGACTCCATCAGGACATCTGGCCGCAGGCATTCTGCATCGACCCAGGTATCCTCGGTGATAACATCGATGCGTTTGCTGCGTCCTTCTTCACGGACGACGGGCGAGGGAACGTCGGCTTCATGCGTCACAGGAAAGCGCTCTTTCACGACCTAAGCGGGTACTACATGCTCCGATGCACGAGAGGCGAGGCTGAACAGTTCACCGGGCGCGACACGTACACCATGAACGTCCGACTGAAGGCGGACCCGGTTCAGGCCGAGGTATACAAGCACATGCTGAACGCATACATGGCTGTGCTGGAGACCGCGGACGGGATGGAGCTAGAAAACGAGGCAGCGAACGTACTCGTGCAACTCCTTCGTCTCCGAGAGATCTGCTCAGGGTTCTTCTCGTTTGAGACCGGGCCAGGGGTCTTCGGGCGTGCGCGCCTGCCAGGGAACCCGAAGGTTGACTGGCTCAAGGACTTCATCGATACGCACCCCGGCCAGCAGATGATCATCTTCTGCGAGTTCAACGAAGGCGAGGCTATAGTAGCTGACACCCTTGATGAACTCGGAGTGTCGTGGGGGGGGCTCCTGAAGGCGAAGCGTGAGCGCACGGCGGGGCACTCGTACGGTACGGTGGATGACATCTTCGCCGACCACGTAACGGAGTTCCAGGATGGCAAGCGGACCTTCTTCGTGGGTAAGCACTCCAGCATCGGTCACGGGCTGACGCTCTCCTCTGCTGACGGAGCCATCTTCTGGAACATGGGGTTCAACTCTGACAACTACGATCAGGCGCGCATGAGGCCAGTGTCAGGCGGGACGTGCTCACTGATCTACCACCTCATGATCTCGGGGAGTCTGGAGACTGAACATATCTACCCCACCCTTCGTGGACGTGGCGACCTAAAGAAGACGATTATGCAGGACGCTGGCCGCAAGGGCTACTACTCCTTCTTTGAGGAAATGAGCAAGAGCGCACTGGAGGTAGCTGCCGCCACGACCTACGACGTGGATACGCTGGAGCTTGAGGCGCGCAAGGTGACCGGATACGACGGGCCGCTGAGTATAAACATGCTCGATAGGTGGTTGCGCGGAGATAACCCGTGGCTCGCCCGCCTCGACATGATCAGGTCGGCAGGCAGTACGATGAACGCTTACCGTAAGATCGTGTCCATCTACGAGCCCGGCACTCCCTTCTACAACAAGCTGTCTGATGACGACCGAGCCATCGCATCGACCATCCGACGCGTGGCTGAGCAAGCTACCGAGAAGCGACCTGAGTGGGAGAAGTTCATCACTGCCGTAGCCGAGCGCATTGAGACCAACGACTCGCCGACGCGTGCCGGGGGCAAGATGTTCGACCTCATGGTAGCCTACCTAAGGATGAAGAGCGCATGAAGCAGCTACAGCGAGACATTCAAGACCTACAAGACTGGCTGAGCGAGTCCTCTGTGTTCTTCCCTCCTCCTCAGATGGGACGCAGTAACTCCTTCATGAGAGGTAGCGCGACCGAGCTTCGTTTGGAGCGTGCATACGATGAAGCGTGCCATCGATGGCTTGCGGACCTCCTGGCTCGGCCTCCGGTACTGATCGGCAATGTGATCGATAAGCACTGCACGGTGCCCAGGGTCGCAATCTCTCGACTTATTCGCATGCTGATCTACCTTGACTCGAACATTATGGACGCCTATAAGATCGTACTCGACATGAAGCTGAACGCTCCGGGCGCAGGGGATCGGGCCGACGAGTGGCTCGCAAAGCAGCGACCGTGAGACCGAAGACCAGCCAACCCGAAGCAAGGGTAAGATGTTCGATCTTATGCTTGCTTACCTAAGGATGAAGAGCGCATGAAGTACTACGTAAAGATCGACAACAATCACCTTGGCAGCGGAGACGAACTTTGTGATGTGGTTCACATCTTGATGAAGAAGAAGTATCAGAAGGCGGAGGTGATCAAGAATACCAAGCTCGACGACGGCACGCCAGTCAAGGAGCGAGTACCTCGCAACCATATCTATGAAGCCATTAACCTTCGTCGAGCGACGAACAACGTGGTGAACAGTTTCAAGCTAAACCCTCGTCACCTGTTCTAATATGAGCGACAAGTGGAGACATCGACTGTTCGTCGTCCTGATGTTCGGGGCGTACATTCTAATCGTCTGCGCTTTCGGAGTGACAGGCCGATGAAACTAGGAGCATGCCACATCTGCCGAAGGGTCTTCATGACCTACGGAGACGGTCGCATGTACCGTCACGGGTGGGGTGCAGATAAACCCGCCTGCGCTATGTCCGGCGAGTATCCGATCAACGTGCCCCGCCCAGGAACACCCGTAACGCTGACGCTTGAGCAGGGTGCTCAGACTGACATGTTCGAGAGCAATGAAGTGTGGACGTACATTGGACAGGTTCAAGGTAGTAATCAGCACTTCGCGATGCGTCATAATGGAGACTACATAGGATTTAGAGCCCTATGGCCCCACGGTCCGTGGAGGATCCGTGGCTGACGTCCTGCCTCCAAATAAAGACTCCAGACCTCGACCAATAACGCAGGTGGAAGAGAGGATCATTCATGGCATCAACTGGATCAGAGAGGCGAGAAGTGTAGCGAAGGTTGCAAACGACCATGTACTAGCCTATCGTCTCGACTCTCTAGCGCACACGATGGCTGAGGTCAGGAAGCAGCACGTACGCGAAGAACTATATAGACGATCCCCTGCTGGGGTCATGGAGTCGATGGGATTGCCGAAATGAACCACTATAAGATCCACGTGTGGCTTACGAAGAAGCCCACCGAAGTGTGCGGGGTGTTCACCCAATGGGTCCGAACGAGGCAGGGACACCGTACGCTTCAGACGATCCTGAAGACAAACTCAGGATATGTCAAGTTCAACAGCCGACTAAACCCTTCCGTGGCTGAGAAGATCACGGATGACTGCGTACAGATCGTGGCCGGAGATCATTCTATCTGCGTCTGCAACGGAATGTCTGTCGCAGAGCAACTCAAGGAAAGAAGTGAAGTAGCATGACCATGATTAAGAAGGAACTATACCCGTCCCTGGCCGAAGCATTCTGCGATCGTCACGCGTTAGATATCCACATCACCTCGGTCGTGGAGAACTACAGCATCGAGCAGGCGCTCGGCCAGTGGTTCAACAAGAACCACATCACCCGCCGAGGCCAGTCCTCCGCTGCGTTCCAGAAGGCGATCGTCAAGCTGCTGGAGGAGCGACTCAAGGAGTACGAGCCCACCCCCGCGCCCCCGGTCATCAAGAAGTGAAGTGCCCGCACTGTAGCGGTCCGCTACGGATCGTCTCCGCTACGGAGACCGCCCCCGAGTGGCTAATCATCGCTCGGTCGTACATCGGACTGAAGGAGATCCCCGGCGACGAGGATCATCCGGACATCGTGATGTTCCATCAGTCAACGAGCCTCAAGGCGACCGACGACGAGACCCCGTGGTGCTCCTCCTTCGTGAACTACTGCCTGAGGGCGGCTGGAATGGAATTCACGGGCTCGGCGATGGCTAAGTCGTGGTCCAGCTACGGTGACGAAGTCAGTCTCACGGACGCTCGACCAGGAGACATCGTTGTCTTTGGTCGCGCAGGAGATATTCGACTGCACGTTGGACCGGGGCACGTCGGGTTCATCAACGAGGACGGGGATGGTGAGTTCACCGTACTCGCTGGGAACCAAAGCAACGCCGTCTCGCTCGTGAAGCGTAGTTGGAGCGACGTGCTCACCATTCGTAGGCCGAGTTTCGGCTAGAACCTAACAACAACGGAGAGATAGTAATGGACAGCTACGTGATCATCGCCGGAGACTCTGGCGTCTACAGCGGGAACCTTGTAAGCCTCGACGCGCCGAATGGTGTGGCGGTGCTGCGGGGTGCGCGCCACCTCCGGCGCTACTACGTCAAGGGTCGAGTCGGGGACGGGTCGGCGGCCGACTTGGCGATCCATGGGCTGGATCCGGCGTCCCCGTCCATCACCGATCCGGTCCGTGGCGAGTCCACCCTGATCGGAGTGCGTCGTGTGTTCCCGGTCGGGCCTTCCGCGCTGGATACGTTCCGTTGATCGGCGACGGCTCAGGCTCAGGCTCCGGCTCAGGCAACGGCTCAGGCCTCGGCCTCGGCTCAGGCTCAGGCTCAGGC